GATACGTTACCGTATAGGTTATTACCGTCGTTAAATCCGTTTGTTGAAGTACCATACTTAAAGTCTAGGTAAAATACTAGACCTGATGGTAAGTTCATTGGTTGCACTGATACGAAATCTTGTGCTACGATTTGTGCAAATACTTTCCTTACTAAAGGAAGTGCTACACCTGCCCATTGTTCACCTGCGCCACCACCGTGAGCTGCACCGCCTACGTTAGTTGAATTTGCTTCAGCAACGATTTGTTTAGCTTGGTTTTCAAG